CCATTCTTCATAAACTCTTTTGGTGACGCCGAGGTTTGTCTCGCCGCCTGGGTCTTTAGGATGGTTTACATAACCACCTTCGTGATGGAGAATCATCTCCAAACAATGTTGATAATTTTCTTGCATTTAGTTGTTCCTTATAAAATCATCGTTCCAATCGAACGCTTCTTTCACAACTGCCGCAGACAGTCCTTTATATACCTGATGCAGTTTCTTGTCCTTTGCGTTGACAATCAGTTCTGCTTCACTCTTATGTAGTCCTTCCAACATTTGGATGAACAAGTTTTCTTTCTTTGCACGAGGCAACGCTGGGTCGCCACCTTTAATAAAACGATAGAGTTTCTTTGATTCTCGCCTCAGTACATTATGTTCTGTACCTTCTGGGGCTTCATTTGCTTGATATGGTACTGCACCTGACGGCATCTCCCACTCAATGTTAGGGTCAAATGATGATTTGATAACCATTCGTAGTGGTTCACTATCGTGTTCTCTTAGAACAGCAACCTTCTTGTCTTTAGTCTTAGCGTTATGTACTTTCTTTAATACCTCAGAAAGTAGAGGTGTATGTGTGGACTGTGCCATATTAAAAGTCTCCAATGTCATTCATAAGATTTTTCAATCTCTTTGATATAAAATAGTTAAGTAGTTTTGACCGTTCACCTTTTGGTGGTAACTGATATTGTTCTAGTATCTCTGCCTTCAGTTCTCTTGGAATCTCTTCCAAGTCAATCAAAACTTTGTTACGTTGATAATTACGCATCATGTCTTCAGTACAATAATCTTCTGGGTCAAGGTCAATCCAAGTCTCCAGTTTCTTCTTGGACAAAGGCTTCTGTCGTAACTCATCTACAAAGGTATTGTCTGATGATAAGAAGTTAGGAACTCCATCACTTCTATCACCCTTCAATATATGTTCTCTAATATATATATCAGGGTCTACACCACTTACAAACTTTTTCAACACAGGCGAAAATTGTTTTACAAAGTTGTGTTTTTGCAACTGAATAAAGTCCTTATCACCTGATAGGATTAGAACCTTCTCATACTCAGATGGGGTAACAGCAATGTGTTGTACCACAGCAGCGATACAATCATCTGCCTCTGCACCCTCTACTTCCAGAACCTTGTAGGGGAAATAGTTTTTGATTTCATCTCTGATGTTGTTAAGTGTCTCAAAGATTGTATTCCAATCTAGTCCAGATGCAGCTCTGTCTTTCTTACGATTAGATTTGTAGTTGGGGAAGTACTCTCTTCTCCAATACCTTTTGCTATCATAACAAAGTACAAGTTCACCATATTCTTTACTGAATCGTGAACGGTACATCCGAATAGAGTTGAGTACCATGTGGCGTACTAAGTCTTCATCCACATCGTTCTCACGTTTAGAACCAAGTTGCATCATTAAGTTGCTTATGGTCACTTGGTTCATATCAACCAATATCATAATTTTTCACCTTATATTTCATAGTATTATAATAATAACCTAAAAGCACTTTAATGTCAATAGATTTTCTAATCTTCTTTTTCATCTTCCATCATACCAACAAAGTCGGCAAGGGCATCAATATCAAAGGTGGTATAGACACCCTCTTCATCATCTTCCACAGTGGTAAACATTGCTACTAGTTCTTGTATAGGATGTTTCATTCCCATACCCCTGTATATTAATGACTTCACTAGTTCAATGGTAAACCCCACATCTCTAATGAACTCAGCATCTTTCGTATCAATACCATTCTCACCAAGATTATGAATCAGATTCACAACAAGGCCTTCAGTAAGATGGTCTGCAAATTTAATATCTTCATGCAAACCAAGTGCTACATTATCTACCTTGATATTAGCATCTGGTTTACCTCTCAATGGAAACTGTACCACATTCGTTGAAGGCCCGTTATCATTCATTTTCCATTTCCCTTGTCCATGTCTCTTGAATGTCTGGATACCAAACACCCACACTTCTCTTTGGTGTACCGTCAGGATGATATGCCATAACTCGACACACCGTCTTACATCTGTTCTGTTGATGTTCACCCCAAAACAAATCAATGTATGTTCCAGAACGTAAGTATAGTTCTAAGTTACGAATGTAACCAGAGATACTAGAGACTTGTGCCTCTGCACCTTTTACCTTACGGCGTAAGTCATGTCTTGCAACAGACAACAATTCCTTCTGTGTCTTAATCCAACGCTTGACGTTGATGTGACTCCAAGGATGTTCATCACCCTTCGCAAGAACGTCTGGGTGTACTGACTTATATTCTGGGGGATTTTCTTTCGCACGTTTCTCTCGTGCAAGTGCAAGACGTTCACCTGCTGCCTTCTTTTGTTCGGCAGTCATTGGTTTACGTTGTTTGCGTTTCTTTGGCAGGGTCTTATCACTCTCAATATTAGCACGGCGTGCCATCTCATCACCTCTTTTAATAACCTAGTTCATCTTTGCGTTTCTGCATATTACGTTTGTATCTACGAGTTGCTGCAGCTTTTTCTTTTCTGCGTTTTGTACCACGAGACTCGTAGAAACTTCTTTCTCGTAGTTCTTGGAAGAAACCATCTCGCATAAGACGTTTCTTTAGTACTCTCATTGCACCGTTCACATCACCGTTGCGAACTAGAACTGTAGTACCGCCCAACGGTTTTTCATTTTTAAACTTTTTCATTTTGTCCTTCTATTAAAGTTAAGTTTGGCCTGCCCTGTAGGACTCGAACCTACGACCTACAGCTTAGAAGGCTGTTGCTCTAATCCAACTGAGCTAAGGGCAGATTCGCTCAACTGGCGTCCATCTCCATTACCATCTCTTCGATGTTTACTGGAGGCAGACTTTTATCATACTCTTCCAATCCATTAAGGAAAGAGTTGATATCTTCTAGTGGCACTTGTTCTAACATCTTAACATCTGCCACACTTATTATATAGGACTCTACTGAAACAGGGATTTCCTCATAGGTAGAGTATTTATACACATCACTCATAATAACCTCTTACTTTTGAAATTTCAAAGAATACATTTTCCCATTGTGGCGAAATGTTACTACACTATGTGAGTACACCTCTACACGACTTTCATTGTAACGTGTTTCGATATTACACACCTGTCGAGTACCACCAGTAGACTTGGAGTTACTATGTCCAAGCATACCACCAAGTAACGCACCAACAGCACCACCATTGTCAACATTCTTAGTTACGTTGTTACCAATGATTCCACCAATGATAGCACCTGTTAGCATATCACCAGACTTATCACCACCAACACGTTGTTGACTACAAACTTCTACTTGATAAGGCATCTGCTGAATAACAGTCTTATTTACATCACGCACAGTCTGTGCCATTGCTGTTGTCGAAACAAATATCATACCAATTGTCATCAAAGTCTTTTTCATAACCTACTCCTTAATTTCCATTACAAACTCACCAGTTCCAAAGAGCTCGTACCCTTTAGCACACTTGGTGATTTTTACATATGTATCCAAAGCGACACACATATCTTTAGCAGCAACAATTGCTGCATCCAAATCCTCATAAATCATAGTTTCTCTCTCACTTTCCTTTATATAGTATCACACCAATTAACATTTGTCAAGTGGCAAAATCTCTTTTTCGCCATTTTTATCAACACTAACACGAATCATATTGTTCTTCTCAAGCATATCAAAAGTACACTCCACAATATGTTCTACCTTTTTCTTCTCACCAATATGTTTACCCACATAAAAGAACAGGGCAAGCATACCAGTGGCAAGTAATGAATGTTCAATTCCAGTCATCTTTATCGCTCCAATATAACATAGTCACCAAAGTATTTATCGAACACAGAGACAAGGTTTTCATAGTCATCTGACTGCATCTCATCAAGGATTTCTTTACTATTGAAGTTTAACTGTTTAGCAAAGTCTTGAGCGTATGCCATCAAGGCCCACGCATTGCCCTCTGGGCCAGTCAAATCAATAACCCTCTCACGAATTTGTTTTTCTCTAATCATTTTTACACAACCTTTCTATATGTTTTTCAATCTTCTCATCAGTCCAGTTTGAGAAGTCAAGACTACGAGCATAAGACTTACTGGTATAATCAGCAGTAATGTAGTATGCAGACTCTTCAAGTTCAATACGTTGAAAACCCTTTAAAGTTCCACATGGAGCCCGTTCACTCCAATACTGTGTATCTGAAGCTTCAGGCATCATACCCATCCAACAGCCTGGCTGTTTAGAGAACTCTTCTGCCTCTTTACGTTGGGCATTGATATAATCAACTAACTTCTGTTCCATAATATTTCCTCTCTTTTCTGACTCTACATAGCATATTCTATACTATGTCAATACATTTGTCAAGAGTTTTTACTCAACTCTATCGTGAATAGGCACAGCACCGTAAAAGGCACTTTCCATCATCTCTTCAACTTTATCACCAAAGCGACTGTCAGATGTACCACCGTAGTTTCCACCCATCATAGTCCAAGACTTCTTTTCAAGTTCTTCCTCTGGAACGATGTTGACGATTTTACGCCCCATGATGTTCCGAACAACTAGACGAGCAGCAGGGTAATCTTCACAGGGGTCAAATGGCCCATCACAGTTTGTGATACAAAGTCCTTTGATGTCCTTAGAAGTGATTCCACCGTTAGTGCAATCAACATTGTCCAACCAACCGTTGCCAGTCTTTACTTCTTTATATACGTTGAT